GTTCGTCGAAGCGGGGTCAGCTGAGTTTTCGGGCTCAGCAGTGCGGTTCCAATAAGAACCATGCCAGTGTAGATACTTGCCAAGCTCTGTCGCTTTAACTGGTAGGGTCATCCTAACAAGGATTTTTGACCCGCCAGGCGGAGAAACGAGTTTTGTATCTAAACTGTAATCATGGCCACCCCAAAGATCTCTAGGCACTAGATTTGCAAGCTTGAGCCACTGGCTGTATAAGCCTTGCACTTCGTATTGCCTAAAGGGATCGGCATGCAAAGCCCAGCGACGAAGCTGGTTTGCTACCCGAATCACGTCGGTTAGACGTGAGGGTTCCCTCTTGAGATAGAAAGGAGTTACATCGATTCCACCATAAAAGTGGCCACCACAGGACTCCCGAAAGAGCCCATCGGTGAAACTTTTATCTTCATTAACGACAAAACCAAATCTGCCGAGAACGAAGGAGACTAAATCAGCTATCTCAGAAAGACAGATGATGTCATCTCCATAGATGGAAACAATGCCAGGAGTGCCAGTGAAGTATGCGACGCCTCTCACTAACGCGTAAAAGAGCAAGCTCTCTAACTCGAAAGTGAAGCCGTTACCCATACTACTGAACATCTCCAGTCGGTGAGTTTCTCCATCAATCTTCACCGATTTAGAACGAATATCGTTAAGATACTCGAACCAAATATCGGGAAGAAGGAGCTTGACACAGTTAGTACTGATACGATCAGAGGCCGAGGACAAATCCAGAGTAGCAAGGGAGTTATCCCTTGATCCCTGCTGGGCAAGTCCACGGTTAATGCTCTGATCGTTCAGATTAATGCCAAACCGTTGCAATCGGCGCCTGATATGGCGGCCGACGCCTTTTTGAAGAAACATATTGACATCTGGCTCTTTACAAGCGCAGCGGTCAATATCCGTTTTCTTTGGAACGGTGAACAGCACGGATCCCTCCACCTCATTTAGAGCATGAAAGGAACTCAAGTACTGTTGAAGTAATGGCATCTCCCTAAACATTATGGGCAGAAACTTCCATACTTCCTCGGTTAAATCAGCCTTACCGACGAACTTATGAGCTGGAAGGCTCTCCGTTCGTTGACGACTAGTAGACGCGCCTCCGGAAAATGAACCCACCACGACCTCATCGGTCAGTGGGCCCATTATATCCCGGATAAACCGTCGTACAAACCGAAGAAAGGAGCTAAACGACACTCGGGGGAGTATGTTAAATTCCCCGTCGACCTCTTCTAACCAAGTGTTAGTTGAGGCATTCGATATCTCACAGTCCCGGAATTTTTGAATAGCGCGTGAGCGCCGTTCATCAGCCGGTACAAGAGATTCATCACAATACTTCGTGAGGAACTCTGACTTAAGATACGAAGTCGCAAAGTCCAATCCACCATCCAGAGGCCGCAAAGCCTCCAGGATAGTTATTCGGGCTGACCCGGGTAAGGCGTAGTTCGCGTTAGCGAACGCTTTCCTATCCCGGTATCGCTTCGTTCGATGCTTTTGCATGCTGAATCCCCTTCTGGGTGATTGAAGCAGAGTATGGTCAAAATGGCCATACCAAAAGCCAGTGGAAAATGCCCTTCCAGGCTTATCCCACTAGTCTTCGACTCCTCAGGTGCAGACACAGCTGTGCCCTCCATCAACAAACTGAGCTGTTATACTCAGTAAATGTCAGAAAGGTTGACAACCATATCGTTAACCTGAGTTTGAGACGTAGCAAGTGCATTGGCCATGAGGCCAACACAATCTGCACGCTCTTGCGATGTCGAAAGACTGTCGAAGGTGAACGAAACCTCCGCAAATGCAGTCCGAACCACCACTGGCGAACTAACGCCATTAATGATTTGGGTCTGCACTACGGGGATCGCCAACCGAAGCGACGGACGATACTTACCAGAGCTCTGTTTGAGCACTGCAGTGAAACGCGGATTTCCCGCTGGAACACTCGTCTTCTCGGAGAAAACATGGACACCATTGGTGTCATCTCCGTCAGGCGTGTAAGTGTGCGCGACAGGTGTCGCAGCTCGGTCGTTCACGACCAAGTTAGTCCGTGAGGACATATTACCCTCCCTTGTGTTGGGTAGTTAACTTGCAGGCGGGATGCCTGCAAGGATTATACGCGTTCTCGCGTCTAATTAGATCCTCAAACCCCGAAGATTGGTTATGGCCAAGGCTAACGCCTTTAACCACCTGTCTCCGGAGAAAGGTGTTGGATTTACCCAGGGACCTGGATGGGGCCAACTGGTCATCACTGACCGGTTATAACCATCATAGGTCATCGTACCTGACGCAGGATTAAGGCTAATGACTTTAGAGTCATAAGCATAAGCATGCGATTCGAACGTGCCGTTTAATTTGGCGCGTACCGAGGTAGTTCCACTCACGAAAATTAATCCAGCCGGAGCCGTAAGGGCAGAAAGGACAGGTCCTATTGGGACAAACCAATCTACAACAAATGACCACGGTATCAACTCGTAAGCGAGAGATACTGGATTAAGCAACCCGAGCTGGTTTAATGCTCGAAGGCCTGTATGAGCGGGGTCGATGCGACCCCATATTTTACAAGACACCTTCGAAACATCATTCAGACTAGTGAGTACTGTTCGATCTTTAAGCGAAAAGTCAACCGCTTCAAGACCGGCAGCACCCATTTGTCGAATGGATTGACCAGTTCCTGATAGGAGGAGATTCTTATTCCCCTGTTCCTTCAGTAAAGCAATAATCCCGTAGATGTCAGACATGAGTGGTTTCCACCCATAGACATATTCGAGATACTGTTGCGCAGCACTAGTCAGAGGTCCTTCCGCACGAATTTCGCGGATGGACTTCCTCAAATACTTGCGCAACGCCGCATGGTCCCAAGTCTCCTTGAGGAGCGCATAGAGCGCCCCACAAGGGTTCTTTAAGAGACCCACGGTTTGCTTAAAAGTTGCGAGATCCTCTGCAATGCCGGCTTTCTGGCCAGCTATGCTGAGGAGCGCTTTCGTCGATGCTTCGCCTCCCATTGAGGCCGGCACCGCCGGAAAGTCCTGAAACCTTCCGACCGTACCGGTTAACGGGAAAACGGGGCAGTTAGGTCCGAACAGGATGTCCGAAACATACCCACCGGGACTCGTCACAAGACGACTAGGAGTGAAAGGTGCGTTGATGTAAGAGCTTGATTGCCCTTTACCAACACCCATCACAACAGCCCTGCGCTTATAAGGCGTAGGAGCCCGGAACTGACCACCGTTAGGCAACGTTATGAAGCCTCCACTGACTTTATCAGGATGGAACTCTAGCTTGGTCACGCTGTTACGCGTGACATGGCTAGAAATCATTCCATTTAACTGATACTCGTCTTTGAAGACACTTCTTTTCGTTGCTGTATCGGTAGCCATGACATCGTCCTTTCGAGGATTGGCGTCGTGAGACGGAAAGTGGAGAACCACTTCCATAGGAGCCCTACGGGGC